CTCGAGGCGCAGATTGGCAGGCGCGTCCCTAGTGTAAAATCAGTGAGGATGTGGAATAACCAACTCATGCATTCCAATCAAAGTAAAACCACTCGTATGGGTAGCGGATTCCGGGATGAGAAGCCCGTAAAGTATCCGGCGTGTTTCATTGAATTCATTATTGAAGAAACCAATAGTTTACCATTGGGAATTGTGGATTATATGTTGACAGTCCGGTTCAGGTTTGGAATTGAGAGCTACAAATTCCAACGAATAGAAACATTTGATTTCTGCGATCAGTTTTTAGCTGAAGTCCAGCTGATGGCCCCGAGTAGTGATAGCGGATTGACTTTCACCACGCTTCAATTAATGAAACCAGAATTTGACGAGGATCATAACAACGTGGAGTCTCCTTATCTGGATTTCAGAACGAGATACCGTAGTGACGTGGCGTATCAGAGAGCAAAGGATAGACTCGCCACCGGCGTAACACCCATAACACAACCATTAATTGTAACCGCTGTATAAAATGGCCCGAACACTAGAAACCATACAGACCGAAATAAAAACCGCTGTCAGAACTTACCCAAGCCTTGATGATTTCAAGTTTCCGGAAGACGGAGGCAGCCTGGTCTCAATTTTCAATGTAATCATTTATGTTGTGGCGGCCTCAATATATACCCTCGAGGTCATGATTGACGTTTTACAGGCAACAATACAATCAATTGCCGACAGCGCCCCTTCTGGAAATGCTAAATGGGTACAGCGCCAGATATTAAATTTTCAGTATGGGGATGTTGTGACCATTACCAATTTTGTCCCTGGGTATGTCGTCATTGACACCACAAAACGAATTGTAACCCGCTGCAGCGTTAAGCAACTGGGATCTGGCGTGATCGCTATAAAGGTTGCCACAGGTACAGCGCCATCGCTTACGCCTCTCAGCGCTCCTCAGCTATCAGCATTGAAAAATTATTATTTCGGGACCGCCACAACCGAAGGGATTGGGTTTGCAGGTGTTCGAGCCACGTTTATAAATCTTGATCCGGATCGGATGTATGTTGAGGGTACAGTTTATTTCCTCGGGCAATACATTCAAGCCGATGTAAAAACTGCGGTGATTGCGGCTATAGATAATTTCTTTGCTACGTTCGCTGATACTGCTTTTGATGGCACTGTTTACGTTATTCGCCTGATCGATGCCATTCAGGCCGTGCCGGGTGTTTCTCGGGTTGTCCTCTCAAACGTTAAGGCCAGACAATCAACTGTTGCGCTCGGATCTGCCACCGTAATTGATTTGCAGGGGTATTATACCACCGTAGCGGGTTATCTAATCTCCGAGGACACAGCGAGCAACACACTGAACGATAAGATCACAATGGTTGAGGAAAGTATATGATCCTGAATTCTGTTCTGATAGGGCTATTGGTAATTGTATCAGCTGGATTTGTGGCAGTGATGATAAACTTAGGCTACCACAAAGCGCAGTCAGAAAAGAAGGATAAGCAGATCAAAATGTTAATGGAACGCATATGGAATTTAAAGAAAGTGATCAAGGATAATGGGCTTATTTGATACGACATGGAGCTTACAGGCTGAAAAGTTATTGCCTCCGATATTGCGCGACTGCGATATCCAGGAGGATACTGGTGATTTTAAAACAGGTGATCCGGAAAATAACTACATCGAGTACATTATATTATCATCACCTGGCCACTGGAAAGAATTCCCGGTAGTAGGCGTGAACATTTATCAGTATTTGCTCGGGACCGAATCACCGCAGGTAATCCAGCGGAATATTTTATTGCAACTGAGGAACGACATTTTCGATAATCCATCAGTGAATATTAAGAAGTTTCCAACGATAGAGGTCAACAGCGTAACCATTACAGCGGATGGCGTTTGATATTTTAACCCAACATGGCGGTACCGCCTTAAAAGACTTTTTGTCCTCGTTGCTCGCACCACTGCAGACGAATACGGACAATATGAAGTCTTTCGAGACTGAGTATAACAAGCGCTCAAAGTTCAACGGACAGAAGATCGTTTTACAGGAGGCACTGAATAATATTTTCAGTGTGACCGTAGCCCCGTTCATTATAGTCGAGACGAACAACGTACCAGGTATAAACCTTTATGTTTTCGAGCCTGCTGAGAATTCGCCAATCATCGTAAAAGAGATTACGGAAGGAGATCCGCTTTACATATTCGAGTCAGGAGAGATAACGAGTGATTACAATTTCCTCGTTAAGATTCCTGTAGGAATTTATACCGCCGAACTCGACAGAAGGATTAAAGCAGAAACCAATCGATACAAAATTGTAGGAGTGACATTTACCACAGTAACATACTAACATGAAAAAGATAGTTCAAACCGCAGATCTCGGAGGCGCGCCATTCTATAAATCAGATTTTGCAACTGTATTCAATGACGAGATATGGGATGCGGTGGAGGCATTACTCGCGCCGTTCTCTTCAGATACGGAGGGTATTATTGTTAGTGGATGCGTGACTACCAACAACGCCGGCAACTTCGATATTACGGCGGGTATCGTTTATTTGAACGGCACTTTCATGAGGCTTGCCGCAGCAACAAACCAAACATACTCGAAATACATTGCACCAGCCAGTGTTGTAAATGACGGACGCACTTTTGCAGACGGATCGAGCCACACAGTCTTCACCACAGAAGTCGCTCAATTGCAAGGATCGGCCCCTGGCTCAGGACAATACATCGCGATTACTTCGCTGACTGATGCCGACGAACGGAGGCTTTCAAACAGGATCACAACGATAACCAAGGTGCAAAACACCGGTCCGAAACTGAAGTACAAGTACTTTGCTGTTTCATGGAACATGGACACAACCGACAACATTACAATTGCCCATGGTATGTCCGCAACGGAATTACAAAAAATTATAAACGCTACCTGTCAGATATACTCAAACGCTAATGATGTTCCTGATGATCTGTGCGGCGGTGAAGGTGGAGGAGGAACGCCATTCACTTTTGTAAGAGGTAATATTGGCTGGAACTCAACCAATATTGTTTTGGCTAGAAGAATAGGCGGCTACTTTGACAATGCCTCCTGGAATGCAGCTACTGGTCATCTGATTGTGTGGTACATGGAGTAATCAAAAGCAATGGAAATTATTTTTCTTGATAGTTTCCATCTCTATTTCACACAGAGCCACGTCAGTTAAAAGCAATAACATTTCATCCTCCACCAATTGCTCCTGCTGTAGTTGATCGGAGTCTTCTAAATCATATTTTTCGAGCGTTACTGAAAGCTCGTCAGCCTTTGACTTTTTCTCGTTCCGCTCTTTTTCGTACTGTTTATAGTGTGATACAGCCTCTTTACAGGTGTGTGACTCGCAGGCAGTAAGGCAAATCCATCCAACCAGAATAATCAAAATGGGTCTCATAAAATGTCCGATTTTCAATTATGAATTGATATCAAAATTCTATCGATATGCTCTCCATCATCGCTACGACACACAATAATATATTGTCGATAAATAGTATCAAGCATGAATACATATCCATCTTCAAGGGCATTATTCTTTGTCGCATCAAAGTATTTCAGTTTTCCAACTGGCGCATCGATTAAAGAGATAAATGATGTGTCCGATGATATGATTGGATTGTCCTTGTAAAAAGTTATTTCTACACTTCTACATGGACCGAAGCCAGTTTTCCATTTAGGCCTAACGTATCCGTTATTGAACCCGAAAATCAAATTATTGCTTTGTTTTCTAAGTTCTTTTTCATCTTTCCCTATCAAGGCGAACGCCGGAATCTTATTCTGACCAGACAAAAGCAGAGGCCAAAAGATGATCAATAGAAGAATCCGGCACTTCATATATCCTAAAACTCGGTCAAAACTCTAGGCCGCCACGCCAGATGTAAGAAAATATTTATTCCCAAATTTGGAATTATCATTCCTGTTTCTGTACTTTATCCCAATATTGGAATCAAGCCAAATTGGAGACGTTACAACACCAGAAAAAGCTCATTTTTACCAATCGTGTAATTGGTGATCGAGTTTTTATGCTGCTGGACAAGGGTATTGGCAAAATTGAAGACGACACCGACCCATTCATTTACGGCTCTGCATTCGCGGAGGAAATGTACTACTGGAAGTCTCAGGGTAAACAAATCACTGTAAAAATTAACTGTCCTGGGGGCGCAATATTCGATGGTTGGTCCATGATCGATGCCATACGCGAGACTGACGCCAGCACAGAAAATGTCGGCATGGCTTACTCAATGGGTGGCATATGCCTACTCTTTGGTAAAAAGCGCACTGCCTACGATTACGCCACTGCAATGATCCATGCCCCACGCGGAGGCAATAAGCAACTACTCGAAATCATACGGGGACAATTCAAAGAACTTCTCGAGAAGCGAACAAAGTTCACTGATGCCGAAATCAAGAACATGATGGACTCAGGCAAAGATTTCTTTTTCAATGCTCAGGAAATGCTCGAGAAAGGAATCGTTGATGAGATCATTGCTACGGGTAAATCAAAACCATCCGCTGACCTGTCTGTCAAAAAACTGCACACCATTTATAATTCATTCATAGAAAAACCAAATCAAGAAGATATGGACTTCAAAGCCATTTTAGCCAAGCTCACTGGCAAAGAAAGTGAAGCAGAAGGTATTGTAGCCGTGACCGAAATGAAGAATCAGGTCGAAGCTCAAAAAGCAACCATTACTGCGAAGGAAACTGAAATCGCTGATCTGAAAGCGAAGCTGAAAAAAGCTGAAGACGAGTCCAAGGCAGCATCCGAAAAAACTAAAGCTGTTGACCTGGTTAACGCAGCCGAGAAAGAAGGCAAGCTGAAGTTTAAGACACCGGAAGACAAAGCAAAGATGATTGAAGACGCTACGGTAAACTTCGAGTTATTCAAGCGTATGATCGACACCATGCCGGTACAGGTGAAAAAGACTGTAGCCGCAGCAACTATCCCAAGCACTGAAGGTAAAGAAAAGATTCTTTCCTACGAGTATCTGGCGAAGAACGATCCGAAAGAACTCGCCCGTCTATATGAAGACGACCGTGAATTGTTCGACAAGCTCTCCGATGAGTATAACGCAAAGATGCGCGAACAGAACGCAGAATAACCACACACATTTTCACACGCACACATCACACCTAAAATATGGCAGCAGAACTTTTAAAACGGTTGTTCCTCTCGGAGATTCAGCCGAAGCTTTATCCGGGCAACTCATGGCTGGGACGCTCTATAAACGATGACGCTTTTGTAAATAACAATACGGTAGAATTGCCACATGCTGGCACTGACCCGAATGTCGTTATCGATCGCGTTCAATTACCCGCCACCATTAACAAGAGAACGGACGCAGCAACCAACTACCAGTTGGAAGAGCTTACCACCGACCCGACACACATTGGAGATAGCGAGGCCTTGATTGTAGCATACAATAAGCGTGCTTCGATCCTAGACCAACATGCACAAGTGCAACGCGTAAAGATGGCGACACGCGCCCTCTACAAGTGGGGCGCGGGCGCAAACTCCACAAGGATTGTTGCGTCAACCGGGTCAAACCGTGCCGCCGGTGGTTCTACTAACGGCCAATTCTCTCCCGGAGGAACCGCTGTGGCTCAAACTGGAAACAGGAAAGCGTTCACAGAAAACGATATCATCGGAATGCAGAAGTTTTTCTATGCTGATGATATCATCACGGATATCGAGCCCGTTAATGGCGTCGCCATAATCACGCCATCTCAGTACTCCGATCTTATCAAGATCGACAACTTCAAGCGGGCCGATGCGTACGGTGTCAGCAACATTCCAAGCGGTGTTGTTAAGCGCGCTTACGGGTTTGATTTCTATGTGAGATCCAAAGTATTAGCGCTGAACTCTTCAGACGTTCTCCTTGGGGAAGGTGTGACAGGCGCAACAGACTCACAGGACTGTGCAATATTCTACTCGCCGCAATACGTTCGCAGGGCCATTGGTGCTATCAAAACCTACGTAAATCAAGGCGAGGCAACCATGTACGGTGACATCCTCTCTACCATGGTACGCTTCGGTGGCGCTCCTGCGAGAAACGATAACAAAGGCGTTTACCTCCTTTTCGAAGACAACTAATCGACAACTGAATAAAGATTTTCAATAATGGCAGATCAAAAAATATCATATCCGCTTGGCGCAGCTGATGTTCAATCACCAGCATTTGCCGCCACGCTTGCCGTAACGCTTACGAACCAGTTAACAATACTTCTTCCTGGTCAAATGACCGGAGCGATGACTGTTAACCTCACCCTTGACCAGGGCATCCGCGCAGGGGCTCGTCTTATCGTGACCGCTGCATCTGACGGTACAGCACGGAACATTACCTGGGGGACTGGATTTTCAATGGCTACCGCTCTTGCTGGTGTAATTAGCAAAACGAAGTCGATAGAGTTTGTTTATGACGGAACGTCATTCAAACCAACTTCAGGCGGAGTACAGATTGATTAAAAGAATTGTGATGATCCTCATCAGGTCATCTACATGCGGGTAAACTGATCCGGGTTTCGGCCCGGTCAGCCCCGGATGATAAACTAAAATTATCAAATGGGACTCAGTAAAGTAACCGTAAATGTTGGGAGCTCAGGTTTAGGCCGGAGACCCATCAATAACGATAAGATCTCCGGAATTCTATTCTACAGCGCAACGCTACCTACTGGATTCTCATCCACTGCACGCGTTAAGAAAGTTTTTAGTCTCGCTGAGGCTGAAGCACTCGGGCTTGCAAAGACTGGAACATACGATGTTCATTGGTATCACGTTTCAGAATACTTCCGGATTCAGCCTGACGGTGAATTGTGGATTGGATTCTTTGCCGTGCCCGGTGGAACATATGATTTCTCAGAACTTGCAACCATGGCAGCAACAGCAAGCGGAGAAATACGCCAGCTCGCCATCTATGCCAACGCACTCACTTACGCATCAACCCAAGTCACGGCAATTCAAACCGCTATTGACGCGCTGGATGCATCACTGAAACAAATCATCGTCCTGTATGCCGCTGATACTTCCGCTGTCACCGCGGTAACTGGATGGGCATCCATTACTGATCTGCGGACATTAACCGCGAAAAAAGTAACAGTGGTGATCGCTGAAAGTGGAAGTGGCCAGGGCGCTGTTTTGTCAGCTGCAAAAGCCTATAGCATTACCGCGCTTGGTACAGCCCTCGGGGCTGTGTCTCTCGCTGGTGTAGAGCAATCCATCGGCAACCCGGCAAACTTTAACATATCAGACGGAATCGAACTCGAAACGCCGGCACTCGGAAACGGGGATTTGATCAGCGCGCTTTCTATGTCTTCCCTTGGAAGCTTAAAAGACAAAGGCTACCTGATTGTACGCAAGTACTTACCGGATCTTGCTGGAAGTTATTTTGAACGGGCCCCAACAGCTATTGCGGCCACGAATGATTACGCATGGATGGAAACAAACCGCGTAGTTGATAAAGCTATCAGGCTTGTACGCGCAGCACTTATCCCTCAGCTCAACCAAAACATTTATGTAAAATCTGATGGTACGCTTCGCGATGATTCAGTAGGATACTTCCAGGATCTCGCACAAACACCATTGACACAAATGGAAGCAGATGGTGAGATCAGCGCAAGCACGGCACTCGTAGATCCAAAGCAGAACGTACTCAGCACCTCTCAATTAGCGGTAACAATTAAGATTGTTCCGGTAGGCGTAGCGGGTGAGATCATTGTAAATATCGGATTAACCACATCAATTTAAAATTATGTCAATCGTTGGAGTACCGCTGATAAATGGAGTTGAGTACACGCATGCAGATATTGTTTTGAATATCCTCGGAGTGCCAGTTGTTGGCGTCACAGCCATCGACTACAGCGATCCGCAGGAGATAAACCTTAACCATGGCACCGGAACATTACCAATCTCAAGAGGATTCGGCCCGGTAAATCCTCAAGCTTCGATAACCTTGACTATGAAAGAAGTCCAACGGTTGTCGGCGGTGGCCCCTGGTGGGAGGATTCAAAACATTCCCGATTTCGATATTGGAGTGAATTACATCACAGAGGCCGGAGATTTCACACGCCACAAGCTTGTACGATGCCGGTTCAAAGGACGTAACCCGAATTCACAAGTGAACAACTCACAGATAGAAGAAAAAATAGAGCTATCTGTAGCTGATATAAGGTACACAGTTTAAAATTTTTAACCCGCAAGTAAGATGACTGATGAAATTAAAGTTCCTACAGGGACAGTATTCACATTGATAGTACCTCTCGATAGAGAAGGGAAGGAAAAAGCAACCTTCCATATGAAAGATATGACGGAGGAAGTTTATATGGGAGCGAAAACCCTAATCGACAAGGGAAAAGATTTCGATGCGGTTAGAATGATTATAAGAGCACTTTGGCTCGGAGGTGATCAACCGGACAGATTGAAAGACAATTTCGTAGCTGTTCAATCTGCGTCTAGAAAGATCATCGAATTCCTGGAACCGTTAGAGGGTGAGTTAAAAAAAAATTAAGAGACAATGAATTGCCCTGTGAGTATTCGGATGGAAGTCCCATACTCCGGTCGGCTGATTCTCCTTACGGATTAGCGCAGAGGGTAGCGTTAATCCGTTATTATTTTGGGACCAATCCTAAAACGATAGATGAGATCGCTGAACAGTGGGGGCAACTCTTTTATGCGATGCAGTTTGATGGTAAGATCAAAATAAAAGAAGTCGTTAAAGGATGAGCGAAACAAAAGAATCCGCGCTTTATGAGATCCGGTTGAGGGACCGGTTCAGTTCTCCTTTATCCAGCCTTGAGTCAAAGATGAATCACTTTGAGGGAAAGGTAGGCGGATTACAATCTGC